TCATCACATGCTCTTTGTTGCGGTGGCACCACTCCAGGAACATCGCGTAAAGGTCTGTCGATAAGCAGGCGCCCCACATATCGCGCCCAAGTTCGCCGTATTGCCAGAGGAACAGGAAAGTCTGCCAGCTGGCCCGACTCAACGCCACCAATCGCTCACGCGCATCAGTGCTGGGTGGCCTGGTGCGCTGGTCGAAATCGCCGAGGTCAATGGACAACAACCACGCATACAGTGCCGCTACACCGCCGTTCTCCAATTCCCGGCCTACCGCCTTTTGGCGATCTACTGGCAACGTTTCCATCGGCCAAAGCACCAGCATTCGGCGGTCGCTTGGAGCAATCGGCCACGGCATAATCTCGTTGCTCAGGAACGCCGCGTTCATGTGGTTGGCCTCTTCCCAACCGTTGATAAACTTCGACTCCATACGCACCGTCTTCCCGGTCACCAGGTGCTTGATCTTGCCCACCTGGTTGTAACGTTGGTCTCGGCTGACCACTTCCTCAAACACCGCCCACAGCTTGCGGCTTTGCCAGGCGTTGAAGTTGCTTTCCAACTGGGTCTGGCCGACCGTGGCAGCGTATTGCCCGTACAACAACCCGAAGGCATCAGCGAACAACAGGCTTTTACCTGAGCCCTCCATGGTGGAGTGAGCCAGCACCGCCGTATCCATTTTTGCGCCAAGGTGCTGCAAGGGGTACGCGAGCCACTTCACCAACCAATCGTTCGACGACTTATCGTGATTGCACAGGAACGAGATCAACCACCGCAGGTTCTCGCACGCCGCGTCATCGCGGCTCGGTTCCATGGGCAGTCCGTCGAAGGTATTGATATAGACGTTCGGATCTTTGGTCATTGTCGGGTCGAATACAATGTTCTCCACATCAACCACGCGGCGATCCGGGCTGTTCAACCACATGCCGTACATGTCGCCGAGAGCCATCTTGACCGCGCCCTCTGGAACACGGCGCTTCTTCTCTCGGTCCCAAACATCCTTGGTGCCGTCGATATAGACATAGCGCTCAATCGGCTCAAGGTTAAGAGCCCCACCCTTCTTGCCCGCCATCTTGCGGGCCTGCTCGATCTCTTTGACCTTATCGTCCGAGATCAGCTTTTTCTGGGTGTCATCCATCCACTGTTTCGCCAGGGGCTTACCGACACGGGCCTCAAACGCGGTTTTCTTCATCGCCCGCGCTTTATCGAGGTCCCACACCTGGGTGGTGCCCTCGACCAGCACGTATCGCCGGAGTACCTGCTCATATGTCAGCTCTTCCCCCGCACCCCCGTCAGCAGCCGGAGCGGCCTCGCCATTCGGCACGCCAGAGTCCTGCCCGACTGCATCCGCAGATGGGGCTGGGGGAAGATCGTGCGGATCTGGCCGCGTTGAATGCTGCATGCCCAACATCCGGGCGGCGTCCTTCACTGCCTTCGACTGGTCACCATCGTGATCCAACAGACAAAACACTTCAAAAGCATCATTTTGGTGACCGTTGGCAAGCGGATCGGCACCGTGGTGGGAGTAGACCTTGCGGTCAGTGACAGTCACACCTGGCAGCCCGGTGCTGCTGTGTGGATACAGCCATTTGTTACCGCGCTTGATGTAGTCGTGGGCGCGCAACAGCTCTTCCACATCGTGGCACCGGTTGAACTCATCAATCACCGAGGGCTTGCCATCAGCAGGTGGAGCGCGCTTGATGGGTTTCGCGGCGGGCTTCTTTGGCTTTGGCGCCCATGGGCACGCCGCTTCGGCGTTGCGCTTGAAGACGTCCCAATTCTGCCAAATGTTCAGCAGCTCATTGGTTAGGACCGGCAGGCCATCCGCTGCATTCGGCGGCGTGCGCCAGGTGTACGGCTTACCAGTTCCAGGATGGATTGATGGCGGGAATACGTCCTGCACCAGGCCCGCCCGCAGCTCAAATACCGTGAACCGCTTGTATTCGTCGGCCTCTGCTTTTGCAGCCGCCTCACCAGCGGTGTCCCCCTGCTCTTTCGCCGCCTTCGCCCGAGCCAGCAGTCCCTTGTGAAGGGACCCATCGGGGTCGTTCTCATTGGGCCAGGAAAGCGAGTGGCGCGTCAGCTCCATGTCATCCGGCATTTTAAACAGCACGCGGAACCTCAACGGGTTGCCCACGATGGTCGGATATACCAGCGCCATGGCATCCAGATCGAGGCCCATCTGGTCGAACAGCACAAACCGCGTCCACTGCACATCGTCAACGTCCAGCGAGCAAACGCGACTTGGCCCGAGCACTACGCCCAGGTTGTGGTTGGGATTACGTTGCCAGAATGCTTCGGCGGCGGCCGGGTCGGTGATGTAACCGCCGGGCTTGTTCCAGCCCATGCCCTTGGGTGCCTTTTCGCCTGGGTCAATCGGGACCAGCGCAAGGTTAAAGGTTTCGATGTAGCGGCGCGCCCAGGACGATATCGCTGTGCTGGTGAGTTGCTCACTCATCGCCGCCGCTCCCGCAACCCCTGACAACTGACGCAGGTCGCACAACCCTGGATCGTCTGCTGACGAAGTAACGGGATAGGCTCGTCGCAATCCTCACAGAACTGGGCGCTGACGGCGCTGGTTGGGCGCTGACGGCGATCAAGTGCGACCTGTAGAAAGTACTCGGCCTGATCGTTGGCAATATCAATGATGTCAGTCATTCCGGCGGGCCTCCATTGCTTGCCTGGCCCCAGCCATAATGCCCAGCACCGCGCGGATCACATCGGCGCCGTGCTTCTCCAAGCATTCAACTTCATGCGGTTCCCAGATGTTGTCGGCAGCACCTTCATGCATGCTGGAAACAAACAAACCCGTCCGGTGCAACACCTTGCTGACAGCAAGCAACGCTTCCTTGGTCGGCGCTGCCGCCTCTGGCTTGTACCAGACCATACCAGCGGGTCGCATCAGAGCATCGAGCAACAAGGGATTTGCCGTGAGCCGTATCAGCTCTTCCAGCTCATCGGGATCAAGCCAGCGTTGTTCAAAGTCATGTTTGACCTTCTTTTGCAAGCTGTCGTATTCCATCACCATATCGAGCGCCAGGGCGGTGACACCGCCGCGGTAATCATGCGCCGCACGATAGATTGCCTTGCGAAGTGAAAGAACCGGCGCAATGGCCGGTGACTGTTCTGTTCGACTCATAACCGTAAATACTCCGTTTACGGTCTAGCCATAGAAACGGGCACGCCCTATCCTACGACCACGACCGATGTGCATGTGCTGTGTATCGTCGTAGCCGGGCTGGGGGATCTTTGGTGAGAGGCCCCGGCCCGGCGCTTTTTTTAAGCTGCTTGCAGGTCGACCGGTAGCAAAAAAACGTCAGGCCGCAATGCGTCTCTCGGGACTCCGGTCAGTTTTTCGACTCGCAATACCATCTCAGCAGGAAGCTCGCCCCTTCTGAACCAGTACGAGACGAGCTGTTGAGAGACGTTCCGCTCTGGCGTCGAGACCAGCACCGCGAACGCGGCCTGGCCGCCGGCGAGGCTGATGGCCTTAGCAAGCGCCTCACGCATGGAATTCGAAATGCTCATCTCAACCCTCGAACTAAAATCACAACGAGAAATTACAACTATTTTTGTTATTCCTCAACATCTTTTTATGTTTGATGAAATACAAAACTTTTTGTAGCCTCGCTTGATGACTAAACAGCTCCCCACCCCAAGCCGCCTGGCCCTGAAATTCAAAGCCCGCCGCGAAGAACTTGATTTGACTCAAGCGGATGTCGCCACGCGCGTCACAGCCCTACTCGTTCCGCCTAAAAAGCTCACTCAACAGGTGTATGCGGCATTCGAGGGCGGAAAGTCTCAGACTACTAAGCACGCTATGAAAATTGCCCAGGTGCTTAGCATGCCCATGGAGGCGCTCGACGAGAGCTGGGAGCTTTCATCGACAGTCGCGAAGCAATCCAACGCCAAGTTAATTGATGCCCCTATAGCTGTATGGGAAGACGGACCTCCACTTGAAAATGAAGTCGAGGTTCCCATGCTCAAGGAAGTTGAACAGCCCGAAGGTTCTGGGCGTACGGAAATAGAAGAGCACGGCACGGTAAAGCTTGGATTTAGTCAGTCGTCGCTACAATCACTTGGAGTCGACGCTAGCAACATCGTATGCATCGTCGTTTCCGGCAACAGCATGGCTCCAGTTATCCCTGATGGCAGCTTGGCCGGGGTCGATCGAGGGAAGACAGCCATAAAGGACGGGGATATTTTCGCTATCAGTCAAAACGGGCAGCTCCGAGTGAAGATCCTTTACCGACTACCGCGCGGCGGCTTACGTATGCGGAGCTTCAATAGGGACGAGCACCCAGATGAAGAGTACCCGGAGGAACAGATTCAGACGGAAGGGATAGTTATTTTGGGCCGCATTTTCTGGTATTCCGTTTTACGCTGACAGCGAATGTTGTACGGAAAGCCCGCGCAATGCGGGCTTTTTGTTAACTAAAGGAACAATTACAAATTTTCTTGTTGACCAAAAAACAAATAAACGCGTATTGTTTGTTCGTACCCCTCTCACCAAAGAGTACGAGACATGCAAACGACACAGCACAGCAACACCCGCTGCCCGGTCTACCTGCACCCGGCGGCGGCAACCAGCCCCGCCGCAGTAGAGCGTATCCAGCGCAGCACTGGCCTTCTGGTCATCGTCAATCTGGGTCGCGCCACCATTGCCCCCTCCCCCGCAGCCATTGTCAGCGGTGCCCAGGGCCCATGGGGAGGCGACGCAGCATGAAGCCTCTTCTGATTGGCCTCACTGGCCGCGCCCGCTCCGGCAAGACAACCGCTGCTGAATACCTGGGCGGCACCTTCATGCTGGAACATTACGCCTTCGCCGACCCTCTCCGTCATGGTTTGATGGCGATCTTCAACCTAGATGCAAGCGACTTTGAAGGTGAACGCAAAGAGCAGCCTCTGGCTTGGCTGCCCCACTCACCTCGGCAACTGATGCAGTCGATGGGCACCGAGTGGGCACGCGACACCATCCACCCGGATGTGTGGGTGATGCTCGCAGAGCAGAACCTCGACTACATCACCGCCTCACTGGGCGCGGTGATTGGATTCGTGGTTAGCGATATTCGTTTCGAAAACGAAGCGGACCTTATCCGTCGACGCGGCGGCACGGTAATCCACATCAACCGCCGCAACGCAGAACCCGTCAACGCACATATCAGCGAGACAGGGGTTAAAGCCAACGACAACGACCTTTATCTGCGCAATGACGGGACCGTCGAGGAATTCCTGCGCTCGCTGGATGAAACCTTTCGTTGCCTACGTGAACGCCACAAGCGTCGCGAACAGCAATTCAGCTGAGGTCTGCCGCCATGAACCGCACCCTGGATCAAACAGCAGCTTTGCTCGGGCTCAAGCCTCGCGCCTTCCGCACCAGGTTGCGGGAACTCGGCGTGCTGAATTCGTCCGGCGATCTAGCCAGCGCACACCGTGAGCGTGGCTACCTGTTCTCCGACCCGCGCAGCCGCTGGAATCCAACACTCCGCAACTACACCCACTACTCCGTGGTGATGGTTAAGGAAGCGGGTGTTGAGTGGATCGCCAAGAAGCTGGACATCACCATTACTAAGAAGGACGCCGCAGCATGAAACCGAATGCCATCAACTCCGCTGTAGGCGCTCTGAAACTGGTGCCAATGTTCCTCAACCACCCCGGCGTGATCAGCCGCGCCACGCTGATCGGCGCCTCAGCCGAAGCTGTTGAACTGCTGGAGGCATTGCCCTGCGTGTCGGTCGAGCTGGCCGAAGTTTTCCGCTGTGTCGATGCAGTGATCTCCGAAGGCCAGGTCGCTTATGTGACGCCTGTGAAGTGCCCGGAATATCCCTACGGCGCCGTCGTTGCGGACGTCGAAGGCAACGTCCTTGCAGCGGCCAAGGGCAAAAGCAAAGAAGGTCTCGCCGAACTGATCCGCCTAAAGTTGGTGCCCCAAAAGGAGGGGCAAGGGGAGGATTCCGCGTGACAACCACTCTGGAACAACTCCGGCGCCAGTTCGCCACGCCGTGCCCAAGCTTGACCGCCGTGCGTGAACAGTACTTCACGCATATACGTACCGACCGTTACCTACTGAGCGAAATCAAGGCCGGTCGGATCGCGCTGGTGGTTAAGCGGCTGCACTGCTCGGCCCGCGCCAAGCCAGTCGTTTACCTCCACGACCTGGCCGATTACCTCGACGCCCAAGCAACGAAGCAAGCGGCCTGATTCAAACGGTAGCCCCTGCCGATCAGGGGCGACACATCCAATGAGGCACAGCACATGAACACCAAAGCACGTCCCTTTATGGACACCCTGCGCGACATTGAGGCCGGTGGCCTGCTGGACGAACTCACCGAAGCCCAGCACAGCCTGATCGACGCCATCCGCATGACCGGCAAGGGCGGCGATCTGACCATCAAGCTCACCTACAAGCCTGATGGCGGGGGCCAAATGACCGTGAAGGCCGACGTTAAGACCAAAGAGCCCGTTCTGGCTCGCGGCACGTCCCTGTTCTTCCTTACGCCCGAAGGCAACATCACCCGCCGCGACCCGCGCCAGCAGGAAATCCCGCTGCGCAGTGTAGAGGACGAACCCGGGCCTGGAGCATTGCGCCAGGTCAGCCAGTAACACCCGCCCCACCAACCTCTCACCAAATCGTCACCCACTGGAGCACATCCAATGCATCAAGCCTTACAGCACCTGGTCACCCTGGCGCAGTCCCTCGGCAAACCAATCGAGGTCCCGGGCATCCCTGGGCCGCTCGCACTCGTACCGAACGGCGTCAGCATCGAAAGCCTGGAACACTTGCTGCCCGCACCTTCACGCATCAAGCAGAAGCTTACCGTGCTCGATGCCGAGTCGTTCATCAGTTACGTGAATCGCTTTTCTACCCAGGCCACGGCAGTGTTTTGCAATGGCCCAGAGGGCCGCACTTTCAGCGCCGTCATCGACTACCACGATCCAGCAGCCCCAGCCTGGCGCGACCACGTTGCGACATACCGCTGCCCGACCACCGTTGAATGGGGCAACTGGAAGGAAAAGGACCGCAAGCGCATGGACCAGGCCACCTTCGCCGAATTCATCGAAGACAACGTGAAGGACATCACGCACCACCCCGAGCATGAGAACACACCAAGCGCTGCCGACATGCTCGAAATCAGCCGCACCCTGGAAGCCAAGAAAAACATCACGTTCCGCCAAGGCACCCGCCTCGACAACGGCCAGGTGCAACTGACGTACAACGAAGAAATTGACGGGCGCGCCGGCGAAGCTGGCCAACTGCGTATCCCCGAAGAATTCTTCATTGCGCTCAAGCCATTCCTCGGCGGCGACGCCTTCTGCGTGCCCGCCCGTTTCCGCTACCGCATTCAGGAAGGCCGCTTGGTCATGTGGTACGAGCTGGTGCGCGCCGACAAGGTGCTCGAAGAAGCATACAACGCGGTGCGCGCCAAGATCGAAGGCGCCATCAGCGACGTGCCGCTCTATGAGGCCACGTTCTAACTAACTCCCTGCAACACCCCGTCGCCGTCCTCTCACCAAAACTGTCCGGCGGCGGGCTCTAACGAGGCATACAGCACATGCAAATCGAAACTTACGTCATCATCGCCGGCCTGCTGATCAGCTGGACTGCAACCGCCTTCTTCCTGCTCAAAGCGGGCAAGAAAGCCTACGCACGCGGCCTTTATGAAGGCATCCACGCGGCTCGCAAGCAACACGCCCAGGCCCAGTCCTGCACGATCGAAGATCACGAACTGCTGACCAAGATCACTACGTCACTAGCGCTCGCTATAGAGACATGGCAAGCATTCCCGGGCACAGAAATCATGGTCGCCAGGGTAAACAAACAGCGCCGCCAACTCACCGCCTTCGCCGCGAAGATGTGGTTAGCGGCCTACCCCGCTCCACTCAATGCGGAGGATGCAGCATGACCTGGATCCTCACCCAAAGCGGCCAGCAGTTCGACCTGCTACGCCCTACCGCATCCATGATCAAGCCGGTGGATATCGCTCACGCCCTGTCGCGCCTTTGCCGATTCAACGGCCACACGCGCGCGCACTACAGCGTGGCGCAACACAGCCTGATCGTTGCAAGTCTGGTACCCGCCGAGCACCAGCTGGTGGCGCTACTGCACGACGCGCCCGAAGCGTACATCGGCGACATGACCCGACCACTCAAGGCTGTCATGCCCGAATACCAGTACGTCGAACATCAGATCTGGCTCGCAGTGTGCGAGCGATTCGACATCCAGATCGACCTGCCCGCCTGCGTGAAACAAGCGGACATGGTGGCCTTGGTCACTGAGCGCCGCGACCTGATGCCAGACCACCCCGGCGAGTGGGATTGCCTACGCGGCGTTCAACCGATGAAGGAGACGATCGTCCCGTTTTCAGCGGAATCAGCATCAATGATGTTCTTCTCGCAAATGATGGCCCTGATGCAGAGCAATCACCGCCGGAGGCACGCGGCATGACCAGCGAACAAATTGACGAAAAGAAACTTGAGCGTGCTATCCGCAAGATCAAGCACTGCTTGGCCCTATCACAAAGTGCCAATGAAAACGAAGCGGCTACTGCACTTCGCCAGGCCCAAGCTCTGATACGCGAATATCGCCTTACTGAGATGGACGTCAAGCTCAGCGACATCGGCGAAGTCGAGTCGCAGTTTTCGCGTAACGACAGGCGACCAGTATGGGACCAACAACTTAGCGCATCTGTTGCTGCAGTTTTCAACTGCTCATCACTGCGCGTTAGAGAGTGGTGCAAGGCCAAGCATCGGGTTGTAGAGCGAGCATCTTTCATCGGCGTCACACCCGCCCAACACATTGCTCTATATGCGTATGAAGCCCTACTTGCGAAGCTCAAGCTAGCGCGCAAGCAATACGCCGCCGGTGTGCGTTCCGGCAAATACCGTAGCTCGTACTCCGCAGAAACAGCTGGCGATCACTTCGCCCTGGCGTGGGTTGGCCAGGTGTACGGGAAGCTGCTCGCACTGGTGCCACCAGGAGATGACGATCCCTGCGCCTCAAGTGATGGACGTGATCTTGTGGCCGTACAGACGCAGGACAAAGCGCTGATTGCGGAATATCTATCAAACATTACCGTTGCGAAATCACGCAAAACTCCAGATATCGAACTCGACCTTGATGCGCAGATCGCGGGCATGTTGGCAGGAAGAAAAGTTGATTTGAATAGTGGCATCACCCGGGCCGGTGATGATCCATTGTGGCTGCCGGAACACGCATCGGCATCCCGCGCGACGGAGCGAGCATGATGGAACTCCAAAGCGAAACCCTAGCTGACGAGGAACTGGCGACCATCACCGGCTATCAGATTCCGTCCAAGCAGATCCAATGGTTGACCGCAAACCATTGGGAGTTTGTTTTGACAGGCGCTCGCCGTCCGATAGTAGGCCGAGTCTATGCCCGACTGAGATTGTCAGGTGTCAAACCTTCTGCTGCCACTGCTGTGACTGAAACCTGGTCGCTCAACCTCGCAAATGTGAGCTGACTGATGCGTCAGAAAAGTAAAGCCAATCGAGATCTACCACCACGGATGATACGGCGCATTCGCAAGGGCACGAGTGGAAAGACTTGGACTTCGTATTACTATGACGGAAGGACTGCGGACGGAAAGCGAAAGGAAATTCCGCTGGGCACCGATCTGGACCAAGCGAAGGTCGAATGGGCCCGACTCGAGCGCAAAGTGCCGCCGAAACCCAACCATCTTATGAGCTATGTATTTGACCGGTATGAAAAGGAAATCATTCCTGGCAAGTCGATTCGCACCCAGTCCGACAACCGCAAGGAACTCAAGCAGCTCAGAAGAGCGTTCGAGAGCGCCCCCATTGAGTCGATCACGCCTCAGGTAGTAGCCCAGTACCGCGATGCCAGAACAGCTAAGGTGAGGGGAAACCGTGAGATCGCCCTGCTTTCTCACGCGTTTACCATAGCGCGTGAATGGGGCCTTACTGACAAAGCCAACCCTTGCTTTGGCGTTCGCCGCAACAGGGAAAAACCGCGGGACTATTACGCCGGCGAAACCGTGTGGGATGCTGTGTACGCAGAGGCCGTGCAAGAGCTCAAGGATGCTATGGACCTGGCCTACCTGACAGGGCAACGTCCCGCCGATGTGCTCAAGATTGCAGCCACCGACTTGAACAATGGCTTCTTGCTGATTGGCCAGGGAAAAACCGAGAAGCGGCTACGTCTTCGGTTGGAGGAAGCCGGAATCCAATCGGGCCTGAGTAGCTTTATCGACGACCTGCAGGAACGCAGAGCCATCAATGGTATTCGGACTTCGACGTTGATTACCAATGCGTCTGGACTTCGAATGAGCCAGCAGATGCTGCGCAACCGGTGGGACGACGCGCGGGAAAAGGCGGCAAGCAAAGCCGCGACGGAGGGTGATATCGCACTAGCTACCAGTATTCGAAAATTTCAATTCAAGGACATACGACCTAAAGTTGCAAGCGAAATTGAATTATCGCACGCGAGTAGGCTACTTGGGCATTCAACTGAAGAAATGACTAAAAAGGTTTATCGGAGAATCGGAGAAATTGTTAGGCCAACGAAGTAACATAGAAGCCACCAAAGTCAAAAATTTATTAAAAAAGTAAACACAGACTATAAAATGCAAAACGCTCAAATCTTGATGAGATATAAGAAATGAGCGTTCACAAATTAAAATATCAATGCGATATAAAGTTCCTACCACTTAAAACCGAGCTCAGCGCAGATCTGAGCCGATCCAGACGACGAAGCGAACAATATTTCGCCAGTCTAAACATAAGGCTGGGCAGCGTCATTGAGCCATCTGTTTTTGATCGCATGAAGAAGGTCAATAAGGGCAGCAGAAAATCTTTTCCAGAGACAACGTCTAACGCACTCAAACCTCGAGAGGACTCGGTAATCTCTTCAATTAGCGAATCCCAATGCGCCTGACCTACTTCACGTATACATTCAATTGCCAAGTCCGCTTTAAGAGATCGAACCTTTTCCAAATCTAGCATTGGGCCTTCTCTCCTCGTACGCTGGGAGATAATTGAGGACAACCCGTTACTTACAGTCTTCAAATCTGGTTTGGCTTTGCGCGCGGCAGCAAAGAAAATGAATAGATCTTTCAACTCAAGGCTTATTGGACTTAAAAAATCTTCCCACTCGTCTTCTGGAAGCGCTTCATCTCTTTTAAGGATTCCCGACCCCTGAACGATGAGCTCGCGAACAGCATCACAGCAAAATAAATAATTCTCAATGCAATAAGCATTCAACTGAAAAAGATTTGTGTAACCACACTCCCGCTCGCCGAGCAACAAATCCAAATCACCATCGATTAAGAACAGGGCGGGACTGACTCCATCGTACTCCGAACTATTCTTTAATACATGCACTCTACCATGCAAGGGGATTATTTTTCGAATTTGTTGCCCGTCATCCATCATCCTGTTAAGGAGTTCAAGATAGAATGCTTCTGAGTTGCTATCCTCCACATACACTTCAATAGGTTGCAACGCTCTGTACAGTAACCCGATACTTTCACTTGCCGAAGCGGACCATGAAGGAATCTCATCTAAAGACATATCAGATCCCTCCATTTAGCGGGATATAGTGCTTTTTTCTACCCCCGATTATCGCCGGCGAGTGGGTAGCCAGGATAATTTGGAGGTCAGGCCCTGCGACTTGTACGGCATCAACAAACATATCCTGCCATGCTATATGGAGAGACAGTTCGGGCTCATCTACGATAAATACGCCGCTCTGAGGTAGCTGAGAATTTAGAGAAAGGTGAGCTAACATGATTAAAATTTGCCGTTCACCAGAGGACAATACCGTAAGTTTTTTTTCCACATCAGAAATAAATATTTTAACTTCGCCGCGAGTTGTGACACTGATCCTCTTTTTTGTCTGTGACAAAAAGGAATTCACCAAGTCAACAAACTTTTTTAACGGGTCATATATATGAGATTTTATTTTTTCGTACTCTCCGATCAGGTTTATAAGCCTGTCAATTCGAGCTACTTGGTGACTATTAGAAAACCAATTCGCAAGAACACGAGATGACTCCAGAGAAAGATTGATGTGAGACTGATTTTTGCTCTTGGCCTGATGAGCAGAATCAATACTTTTTCGTTTATGAGATGGCGCGCGACTTAAAGCCGAAGGATTTGCCTCACGATGCTCGAACACTTCAAGCACATTCTTCAATATCCCTGTCAAATGCTCGAAAAATTTATCATACATTACAGACAACTCTTCGTTCTTAATATCTAGACTGAGCAATGTATTTTTAATTGTTCTCTGTTTAGCCTTAAGTTGCTGAAGACTTTTTCCATCAGGAAACACCATGGATCCGCCTTCAGAACTATCAACATAAAATGAATCCAATATAATTTTATTTCGGAGACTTCTATCCTCTACGGTTTGCCGATCCTTTATTTCCGCACTTTTTTTCGATATTAAAGAGAGAGCATCCTTCATGCCCACATCGGCATCAGACTCGACATCGATAGATTTATCAAACCATATCTTATTTAAATTGAATGGAGACGCGTCATAAGGAGTTACTTCCTTTATAAAACGCCTATCAAGACTTAAGTACATAGGAGAGGGCAGGTTCGAGATAAACTTAAATACTGCATTCGTACGAAATTTATTTGCTGCGGAATGATCAGTAGATTGCTTTAGATCTTCAAGTGAGGCAACAATACATTCTTTCGATAGAGTTTCTGGCCCCGAAACCCAAAGGCGTAACTTCTCATTGATCTGATTCGCATGGATTGAAAAAGGCATACCTCCGTCTGCTACTACAAACAGTGTCGAAGACTTGAATGTTATCTTTGCCAAATCCTCGAGAGAGGGAGCCAAAAGAGCTGCAATTATATTCAAGGCCGACGTTTTTCCGGAGCCATTTAGACCGGCAATAAAATTAACATCACTGTTAAATTTAATATTGAAATCTAAATACTCATGCACGCCCTCAGCTACAAAGCTAATTAACTTCATCATTCCTCCTTGAAACTGCAAAAAACCACGATAAAAATTAGGAGAGAGTATACGCACTCGAACAGCATGGCTCAATGCCATATCTGGATATTATTTCGAGTTCAGTACCCAAACCCGTAACTGCCTATTTTAGAGCTGGCCTGGATTCGGGGGTGAGGGCGCTAAGGCTTTGTGGGTATCAAGAATAGCGCTGACGATGCATGCTATGGACCCAGCGAACAAGCTTCGTTTTTGCAAAAAATATGGTGAATTGCGGAAGTAGCCAAGGAAATTGCGGAAGCGATTACAAATAACAGGCAATAAAAAGCCCCGTAAATCATTGATCTACGGGGCTTTAAGAGTGGAGGCCGAGGTCGGAATCGAACCGGCGTAGGCGGATTTGCAATCCGCTGCATAACCATTTTGCTACTCGGCCTCAAACGATCAATGCCCTGGTTGCTG